TCGAAGTCATCTTCATCATCGAAAGGTTAAACGGGATCGTAGACGAGATCGTTTTCTTAAATCACACGGTTGGACCGTAATTCGAATTCCGGAGGATCTAACCACCATGGCAAAGAAAGCGAAGAAGGGTAAGATGAAGAAGACGACGAAGAAAGCCGTAGCCAAAGCGGTCAAGCAGTCGTCGCAGCAGAAGGCCGCAGCGAAGAAGGAAGCCAAGCGAGTGAAGAAGCTTCAGAAGCGGATCGACAAACTCGATCGGCAGATGGACCGCTTGGTGGTGAAGAAGAATCGTTTGGTCACCAAGCGCGATCTCGGCGGCAAAAAGTAACCGGAGGGAGGACGTGCCCACGACGTCCTCCCCTTTCAGGAGTCGTAGATGAAGATACGGACACGACACGACGAAGCGATTGCGTGTGTGCTGATTCCGTCAGCCGGTCGGCCAGGTGTATTGCACGCCACACTGACTGCGCAACGGTTTCTGGATCGCCGTAGCACATTCGTGGGATTACAAAACGATGAGTGGGGAGCGTATCGACTCGTGCGTCGAGACTTTCCATCGATCACTTACATTCGATATGACAATCCGGGTGGGTCGACTGTCGTAGCCCGAGAACAGTTGCGCGCTCACGTCACTTCGCTCGATACGTTTCGTTGCTACGTGTGCGCAGATGATAACACGTATTACACCGAAGCCAGTCTGACCAATCTGGTGCGTGCGTCGTTGTCGTTTAAGCAGCCGACCGTCGTGGGCGGTATGCAGGGCTCTACCAGTATGAACGCAAAGCCGTCACGCTTCGACGAGGCCTACGTCAAGAAGAGTGGGTTTACTCGCGGTGGGTTACGGTTCTACAAGAAGATCGGTATGATGTTCTGGTGCTTCCCGCACTCGCTCTACTCCAGAGTCAAGTATCTGGAGACGTTGGACAACCTTCGTGCGGTCGGGTGTATGGAAGACCACAGCATCGCGCTCGCGTGCTTAAAGAAAGGGCACACGAAGTTCGTGGTGTGCATGGACGCGCCGTTCAAGAAGAAACGTTTCCAACCCGGGGGCCAAGGCGATCCACGTTCACGCGCCACCAAGATCGGACTGGCGTGGATACGTCTCGGAGCACTCTATCCAGAGTACATGTCGCATGTGCGCATGATCTGGCCGTACGCAAAGTTTTATGCCATCGCAAAGAAAGCGCAAGATGACGACATCCCGTTCTAAACTACCGGAGGGGTATTTCTCGCCGGGCGATGTCGGGAGCTACCGCATCTTGGTGGACCGACTACCAATGCACGGCATTCTGGTAGAGCTCGGTACATTCTACGGTCGGTCGATTTGCTCGGTTGCCAAGATCGTGCACGAAAAACGTCTACGGGTATTCCTTGTGGATACGTTTGTCGGTGTGCCAGAGCATAAGGGCACGTATGAATGCGGGTTGCCGGATTCGAAGATCGAGCGTCGACTGATTCGAAATCTGGATGAGTTTGAGTTGACGGATTGCGTCACCATCTGTCGGATGACCACGGTTCAAGCCGCTCGTGCGCAACGCATTCCGACCAATGTCGATGCCGTGTTCGTTGACGCTGACCATGACCCAAAGGCGGTGCAGCTCGACATCCGCACATGGTGGCCGCGTATCCGATTGGGTGGGTGGATGGCTGGTCACGACTACGCTCCGTCGTCACGCGAAGCCGTATTGATGGGTGTGACCGATACAGTACGAGGAGAGTTCGGTTCGCGTGTGCAGAAGTTGCTTCCGAGGAGTACCGTGTGGTTCGTGGACAAGAAGACGAGACAGAAATGAAGATACTCACACGACGGTACGCCGTATTGATTCCATCGAAGAGTCGACCGGATGTACTGCGAAAGACGTTGGAGAAGCAACCGTTTTTGGACCGACCGAATACCTACATCGGTGTGCAGGAGGACCAGTGGAAGTTATATCGACCGGTGCGGAAGGACTTCAGTCACATACAATGGATCTCTTTCGCGAACCCGACGGCGTCTGGGTGTGTCGCCCGAGAAAAACTTCGAGCGAGTGCGACGGCGGTCGGCTACCATCGCTACATACCCACGGACGACAATTGCCGGTTCACCGAGGAGAGTTTGCAGAACCTTATCCGCGCATCATTTGTGTATCCTACGCAGCCGTGTATCGTGTCCGGTTTCCACGGGACCGCACCACACTTTGATGCAGGCAAAATTAAGAAGGCGGTGAGACATGGCGGACTTCACTTCTACGAAAAGTGGGGTGCAATCTTTTGGGCAGTGCCCCATTCAGTCTACTCCAGGATGTCGTACCCTGTTGACGGTGGACGTATGGATGATCGGTTCGTCTCCTTTGCGGCGCTTCGCTACGGCGTGTCTAGCTGGGTGGTTTGTATGGAAGCACCTTACACCAAACCAACTCGACAAGCAGGAGGATATACCGGAGCCGGACGAAGCCGCATGATGGGACAGTCCATCGTAGCTCTGGCGCGCGACTATCCAGAGTACATGGAGAAGATCGTGGTGTCCTTTCCGTGGGCACGTATCGTGGCGAAGGCGAGGGAGAAGTGAAGAAACTGAAACGTATCTGGCGTGCCTTCTGGACCGGCTTCTGGGCTGCGTGGATGGAGGTACCACCGCGATGGGCGAAGAATCAACTCACTGTTCACATCTCATGCGACACGACGGAGTTCGATGACGAGATTGCACGTGTGATTCGTCGACTCGAAGAGGTTCAACGAATGGAGGCTGTGCGATGGAGAGACGATCTTTCTTGAAGGGATTTCTGATCAGTGCGTCTGCCGCTGCCGGTACGGCGTTGGTTCAACTCGCGACACCAGAGCAAGCCATCGCATTGATTCAAGATCACGACGTGGTACTTGGGCAGCCAAACCGATACGAACCCCCGTGGATGGGATCCGAGATCTACATGAAGCATACGTCCGGCTACGTTCCGGTTGGGTATCTTACCCAGTTGAACATGCGCACGGAGATGAACGATGCGTCGTCGTGGTGGGAAGGGCATGGGACATTGATTCCGGGTATCAAGCATTGGACGTTCGAGTTTGAAGGGAGACCGTGATGGCGGTGGTCAAGAAAGAAAAGGGCGAATTTAAGATCGGTGGAAAGAAGAAAGGCAAGGTGGCGAAAGTAACGGAGGAGAAGTTCCGTCTGCCAACAGAGCGATCCGAACCCGAAGGGGCGTTGGGTGCCTACACATGGCTGATCTTCGGTGAAAAGAAAATCGGCAAGACTACGCTCACGGCATTGTTCGGCGAAGCGATTCACCTCTTCACCGAACCGGGCGGCAAGGCCTTGCGGTTGTATCCGGTCGTCATCGATGACTGGCGGAAGTTCAGACGTGCCATTCGTGCGTTGAAGAACGATACCAAGTTCGACACGGTGGTCGTGGACATCGTCGACAAGCTCTATCCGATGTGCGAGGACTTCACCTGCGAGAAGTTGATGATCCAAGATCTCGCCGAGGAGGATTGGGGCAAGGGGTGGCGTGAAAACCGAAAGGAATTCGAGCGCGAGTTCGGCGCGCTGTTGAACCTCGGCAAGGGCGTGATCTTCATCTCGCATGCGCAGGAACAGAAAGTAGAGACACGCGACGGCAAAGAGTACGACCGCATGATGCCGACGATGCACAAGCGGATGCGGGATCTGGTAGAAGGTTCCGTCGACATCTGGGCATACTACACCTACGTGGGGCGACGACGGGTGTTGCAGATTCTGGGCGACGACCACGTATCGGCCGGCCATCGGTTGGAGGGACGATTTCTCACACCAGATGGCGAACCGATTCGGCGGATTGACATGGGTCGGTCGCCCAAGCAGGCGTATCGAAACGTGACCGATGCGTTTCAGAACAAATACGTGCCGACCAAGTCATCGGATATCGACACGCCAGAAGAGGAGGCACCGAAGACGAAGAAGAAGTTTCGTATCCACCACTAACCCGAAGGAGTATTTGTGGCAAAGAAAAAGATGACGAAGAAGAAAGCCAGCACCGGTGTGGACTTCGGAAAGTATCTCCGTGGTCTGAATCGGCATCTGGACAAGGCGAAGGAAGCCGCAGCCGAAGGTGGCTTCGAAGAGTACAACGACGGACGGTACGCCATGCGCGCGACCGGTGCGAAGTTGGGTCTGTCGAAGAAAAAGAACGCTCAGGTGATCATCACCTGGAAGTTCATGGACGGTGACTACAAGGGCAAGGAGAAGTTGGACTTCGAAGGTCTCAACGAAGATCACCTGCCCTATCTGCTGCGCAAACTCGACGCGATGGGCTACGACACGGCGGAACTGGAGAATCTGGAGGAGGATCTTCAGACGATCCTCGATGACATCACCAAGACGAAGCCCAAGTTGAAGGTGCGTATCAAGACCAAGGGCGAGTTCCAGAACCTCTACGTCGACGGACCTCTCGACGAAGAGGGCGAGGAAGAGGACGACGAAGAGGACGACGAACCGAAGTCCAAGAAGTCCAAGAAGAAATCCAAGTCCAAGAAGGACGACGATGACGACGATGACGACGAGGATGAGGAAGAATCCGAGGACGAAGAAGAGTCCGACGACGAAGAAGAATCGGATGACGAAGAAGAATCCGACGAGGATGAAGACGAAGAGGAGGAGAAGCCCAAAAAGAAAAAGGGCAAGAAGAAAGACGATGACGACGATGAAGAGGAAGAAGAGGATGACGACGAAGAAGAAGACGATGAAGAGGTCGACGACGAAGTCGACGTCGTCGTCGGGTCTATCGTCAAAGCCGAATCGAAAAAACTCGGCAAGATCAAGGGCGAAGTGATCGAGCTGTTCGAGGCCGAGGGCAAGGTCCTGATCAAGACGGACAAGGGCAAGACACTCAAACTCAAAGCCGACCAGATCCTGTCGGTCGAAGAGTCACCGGCGGAGTCAGTGCCGAAGAAGAAAGCGAAGAAGAAGACGAAGAAGTAATCACCAACCCGTCCGGGCCACCACCCGGACGGGTTCCGTTCTTTCGGTAGTGCCTCCCGAAGGAGGACACGTATGAGGATCGAAGAGATGAGTGACCAGGTAGCCAAGTTCTTCGAAGAAGCGAACGAACTTCAATGGAAGAAGAATGCCGACTACCATCCAGACAAGGTGGCCATGTTGGAGATCTTACGTACCGCATGCGAAAGCGGTATCACTGTAGAGCAGGATCTCTGGGGTCGTATTCGTAAGCAGATGTCGGCACTCCGCCGGTTCATTATCGACGGACACACCGAATCCGAACCGCCACGGCAACGTATGATTGACGTCGCCGTGTATATGGCCATGCTAGCGTTTTGGATTCAGAACAGAATCGTGTGCATCCAGGACGCACTCCTGTTTCAAGACGAGCACACGTTTTGCGAGAATTCAACTCGGTGTCATCGAAACACTGTCTCGGAAATCATGTGTGATCGATGCATGTTCTTTTTCTGGTTAGAGCGATTGGAAGAACGTGCTCGTTAAAACTGGACGACATGCCGGTCTGAACGTTCGCGGCAATCTGCTCGCGATCGATTCGGAAACCACCGGCATGATGCCGTATGGGGAGTGGCGGCGGATGGTGCTCAACTTCGGGAGCAAGAAGAATCCCGACATTGAAATCCGCCGGGTGCAACCCGCACGCGCATTTATATGGACTCTGTGTGACCGGGACGGCAACACGGACTACTTGCGTGGCAATGTGGATCCGTATACTCGGGAGGTGACGTGGGACAAAGGCAAACTGGAGCCAGTCAACGAAGTATGGGGCAACCCGAAGATCACGAAGATCGGACACAACCCACGATTTGACATCGCGATGGCGGAACAGAACGGAGCGGAGATACGTGGTCGGGTATTGGACACGCAAATCATTGCACACATTGCCACCAGCGGTCAAGAGCTAACCTACGCACTAAAGCAACTGTGCAAACGCAGGTTCAAGTATCCGGACGACGACGAGAAGACGTTGCTGACGGAAGTCAACCGTCGACGCAACATCGCCAAGCGCGATCGGTGGTCCATCGCCAACAAGATCATTGGTGGACCGAAGCCGCAAAAGTCAGATATGTGGTTGTGTCCGAATTCGTTTATCAAACCGTATGGGGTAGGTGACTCCATTCGGTGCATGTTGATCTACATGGCGTGGTGGAAGGAAGTCCAAGCCGACCCGCGCACACGCGAGGTCTGCGACCGCGAACACGAACTCTTCTGGACATTGAAACGTATGGAGGATCGCGGTGTCCGTATTCACCGCCCACGTGTGCACTCACTGATCAAGTTCTACGACGCGTATCGTGCGAAGCAAACGAAGATCGCGTCGGCCAATGGTGGGAAGGGATTGAACTACAAGAGCACCCCACAGATGACCAAGGTGTTCTATGAGACACGGCACCACCCACCGAACTACACCAAGACGTTCAACAAGAAAATCGGCCGACTCAACTACTCGCTCAACGGTGATGCGCTGTTGAAGATGGCCAACGGATATGTCATTGAATCTGCACAATGGTTCGGTGGCGAACGCAAGACCGACGATCTTCCGTTAGGGGCGAAGTGGGTTCGCAATAAGATCACTGGCGCCCGATACATCAAGGTGCCGCCGGATCCGTTGGCCAAGGCGGTGTTGGAACACAACGCAGCACAGCAAACGAACAACTCGTTCCTGCATGTGTACAAACGCTATTGGATGCAGGAGTCCCCTGGCGTCTGGGTATTGCATCCGAACTTCAAACAGACTGGTGCGAAGACCGGACGACTGTCGTGTTCAGATCCAAACTTGCAGCAGGTGGCGTCCGAGACCACTGGCCGAAGAAAAGCCGATATCCAATCCCGTCCGCGAGAAGCGTTCGGCCCACGTCCGGGTTACATTTGGTATCTCCCAGATTACTCCCAGATTGAGGTATGGCTGTTCGCGTACCTCTCTGGTGAGAAGAAGATGCAAGAGGCCCTGATGTCAGGGCAGGACTACCACGGCGGCATTGCCAAACAGGTCTTCGGCAAGTACAAGGACTTTGACGACGCGAAAGATTATTATCGCAAGTGTGCGAAGCTGATCATGTTTTGTCTGTTGTATGGTGGTGGCGTTCCCAAAGCTGCCAAGCTCTTGAAGACCGATGTCGATACGGCGATGGACTTCGTGTCGGCATACCATGCGCGACTGCCGGGTGTGAAGTCATTCATGACCGCGCTGATCAAGGAAGCCACAACCAAGGGCGAGATCTTCAGTCCGTTGGGTCGACGATATACGTTCGAACCGGACTTCGCGTATCGCGCAGTGAACTATCTTATCCAAGGCACCGCGGCTGATGTGATGAAAAACGGTCTCATCAACACGGACCGGGTGTTGCGCACGAAGTGGGGCGGCAAACCGAAACTGTTGATGACCGTGCACGACGAGCTCTGTGTGGAAGTTCCGCTGCGTCTGCACTGCCGCGAGTTGATGGTGGACATCATTCGGGCTATGCAAATGGACAGCAAACGATTGGGTCTGCCAGTACGGTTGCCGGTGGAAATTAAGATCGCGAAAACGCGTTGGTCTCGACCAACGAAGATCGTCCTACCACCCAGTGTTGTGGGCGGTGCTCCGGGTAGGAAGGCAGCGTAAACAGAATGAAAGATCGGCGCAAAGACTTTCTGAAGGTATTCGAGTCCCATGGTGTCTCCTTCGTTGGCGAACGTGGCGACCAAATGTACGGGTACTGCCCGTTCTCAGAAAAGGACGACAAGTTTTATGTGAACACGAAGAACGGATTGTGGGACAGCAAGACTGCCGGACTGTCCGGCAACGTTGCTCGGTTTCTCTATCTGCGGAGTCGCGACTATCGGAAGCAACTCAAGGCACCGAAGCTACGTGCGCTTGCCGCGAACAGACAACTTGATCCAAGAGCATTTCTGGATTGGGAAATTGGATGGGACCACGCCACGGATTCGTTCACCTTCCCAGTACGCGACTACGAAGGAAACGTGGTGGACATCCGACGGTATTCGTTGAAGACGAAGTTGATGATGTCTACGGCGGGATGCCATGTAGGACTGTTCGGTGCGCAGCGACTGAAGACCGACCCCAGTGTGCCGGTGTATTTGTGTGAAGGCGAATGGGATGCCATCGCGTTGAATTGGCTATTAAAACTGAAAGAGGTGAACGAACCTGGAGTCGTCGTGGGTGTGCCAGGGGCGAACACATTCAAAGAGTCGTGGGTACCGTGGATGCAAGGTCGCACAGTGCACACCTTGTATGACAACGACGCAGCCGGCAGACAAGGTGAGGAAACGATACTGGAACGTTTGAAGACGTCGGTGCGCCGACTGACGTTTGTGCATTGGCCGGACGAGGTACCGATCGGATTCGATACGCGCGACTGGGTGGTCTACGGCACCACGACACGCAACACCCCAGAGGTGTGTTGGGAAAAGTTAAAGCGTCGATTTCACGATAGTCCTCAGTCAGACGAAACCACCAAGACCGAGCGTGTCATCAAAGACGGGCGGATCACGATACGCCGAAAAAAGTCGACGTCGAAACTGAAGTGGA